CCCCTACAATGGGTCAAGCTAGATCGATTATCTGGGAACTGTTACATGACCTTGGAAGGCCTGTCATCAAGACCAGCCATGTGAACAACCTTGAGATTACGCTTCTCAATGGTCGTAAGATTCTTGTTCGTGGTGCTGACAATCCTGACAGTCTTCGTGGTGTGTCTTTGACTTATCTGGTGCTTGACGAGTGCGCCTTCATTAAGCAGGATGTCTGGGAGAAGATTCTTCGTGCTGCTTTGTCGGATCGCAAGGGTCGAGCATTGTTTATTTCTACTCCGTCTGGGCGTAACTGGTTCTACGATGTCTTCAACCTCGGACAGTCCGGTGAGGACGAAGAGTGGAAGTCTTGGCACTTTACAACCCAAGACAACGAAACGATTGACCCAAAGGAAATTGAAGCAGCTAAGCGAACACTAAGCTCCTTTGCTTTCAAGCAGGAGTACTTGTCTTCGTTTGACACCGCTGGTGCTGATGTCTTCAAGGAACAATGGTTCAAGACTGGGAAAGAACCTAAAGATGGTTCTTATGTCGTGGCTATTGACTTGGCAGGGTTTGAGGATGTAGCAAAGAACGCAAGTGCTGCCAAGAAAAAGCTAGATGAATCTGCAATTGCTATCGTAAAGGTGACAGATGACGGTGATTGGTTCGTACACAAAGTTGTTCATGGTCGGTGGGATATACGAGAGACTGCCGTAAATATCCTGAAGACTATCAGAGACTACGAGCCTATTGCTGTTGGTATTGAGCGTGGTGCGCTTAAGAACGCTGTATTGCCTTATCTCAACGACTTGATGAGAAAGAACAACATCTATGCACACATTCAAGACCTTACTCACGGCAACAAAAAGAAAACTGATCGTGTTATTTGGGCGCTGCAAGGGCGCATGGAACACGGTCGTGTCACTTTTAATGAAGACGAAGATTGGGACGAACTGAAGGATCAGTTGATGATGTTCCCCACCAACGGCGTACACGACGATCTGGTGGATGCTTTGTCTTACATTGACCAATTAGCTGTCGTGTCCTACCAACAGGACTACGAAGAAGACGAATACATTATCCTTGACAAAATAGCGGGGTACTAATGAAACCTGGACTGTACGCAAACATCAACGCAAAGCGTAAACGCATTGAAGCCGGTAGCGGCGAGAAGATGCGTAAGGTTGGAGCCAAGGGTGCTCCCACGGCTAAAGACTTCAAGGATGCGGCTAAGACCGCTAAGAAAGGTAAGAAAAATGGCTACTAAGAAAATGATCCCCATGAAAGAGTTTAAGCCCTGTCCTGGTTGTCCTACTCCGGCCAAGTGCAAGAAAGCCGGAAAGTGTTTAGCTAAGGCTAAGTAATGGCTACCAAGGACTCCCGGCTTACCCGTGCAGGCGTGAGTGGCTATAACAAGCCTAAGCGCACGCCAGACCATCCTACCAAGAGCCACGTTGTTGTGGCCAAGGAAGGAGACAAGGTTAAAACAATTCGTTTTGGGCAGCAGGGAGTTACTGGTTCTCCTGAAGGCTCTAAACGCAATGAGGCTTTCAAAGCTCGACACGCTGCTAACATCGCCAAAGGCAAGATGTCTGCGGCTTATTGGGCCAACAAGGAAAAGTGGTGATGGAATACGATAACAAGAAGGAAGAGTTTGAGGAGCCGACAGAGAACGAGAAAGAACTCACGGCTTGGATTACCGACCATATCATGCGGTGGCGTGACCATCGTGATGCCAACTACCTAGATTCTTGGCTTGAGTATGAGCGTATCTTTCGTGGGCAGTGGGATTCAAATGATCGCACTCGTGATTCGGAACGCTCTCGCATCATCAGTCCAGCCACCCAACAAGCGGTAGAGACTCGTCACGCTGAGATTGTAGAGGCTATCTTCGGTAACGGAGACTTCTTCGACATCGAGGATGATGTTCGTGATGTTGACGGCTCCCCGCTGGACATTGAAGCCCTTCGCAAGCAGTTGATGGAGGACTTCAAGAAGGACAAGATCAAGAAGTCTGTCGATCACATCGAATTGATGGCAGAAATCTACGGCACCGGCATCGGTGAAATCGTGGTCAAGTCCGAGATGGAGTACATTCCTGCTACTCAGGCCATTCCCGGTGTCACGGATGCGGCTGCTATCGGCGTTCAAGAGCAAGAGCGTGTAGCTATCAAGCTCAAGCCGGTCAATCCTAAGAACTTCCTGATTGATCCGAACGCTGAAAGCATCGAAGAAGCCCTCGGTGTGGCCATTGAGAAGTATGTCTCTGTCCACAAGATCGTTGAAGGTATCGAAAACGGTATCTACAAGAAGGTAGACATCACTACCGGATACGAAGATCAGGAGCTTGAGCCTACTCAAGACCCGAAACAGTTCCAAGACGACAAGGTAAAGCTGGTCACATACTACGGTTTGGTTCCTCGTGAACTGTTGTCTGAGAACGAAGACGAAGAATACGAAGAGATTTTCCCTGAAAACTCTGTCGGTGACAAGTATTGTAATCTGGTTGAAGCCATTGTCGTGATTGCCAACGACAGTATGCTGCTCAAAGCCGAAGAAAATCCTTACATGATGAAGGATCGGCCTGTGGTGGCTTACCAAGATGACACCGTTCCTGGCCGTTTCTGGGGCCGTGGCACGGTTGAAAAGGCTTACAACATGCAGAAAGCCATTGATGGGCAATTACGCGCCCATATGGACTCTCTGGCCCTTACAACGGCACCCATGATTGCGATGGACGCTACGCGCCTGCCTCGTGGAGCCAAGTTTGAGGTTAAACCCGGTAAGGCTATCCTCACCAACGGCAACCCTGGCGAGATTCTGTTCCCGTTCAAGTTCGGTCAAACCGACGGCAATGCCGTGAATGCGGCTCAGAACTTTGAGCGGATGCTGTTACAGGCCACTGGAACCGTTGACAGCGCAGGAATGCCCTCCAATGTGCCCCGTGACGCTGGCGCAGGCGGTATGAGCATGGCGATGGCTGGAATTATCAAGAAGTACAAGCGTACGCTGACGAACTTCCAAGAAGATTTCATGATTCCGTTCATCAACAAGGCTGCTTTCCGCTACATGCAGTTCGATCCTGACCGTTATCCGACGGTGGATATGACGTTTGTACCAACTGCTTCGCTTGGCATCCTTGCCCGTGAGTTTGAACAGCAGCAAATGATTGCCCTGTTGCAGACTTTAGGCCCGGATACGCCTGTTCTGCCTCTGATTCTGCGTGGAATCCTCCAGAACAGCAGTCTGAGCAACCGTGGTGACCTTCTGGCGGCTCTGGAGCAGATGTCTCAGCCCAATCCGCAGGCTCAAGAGGCTGCAATGCAGCAGCAACAGGCTCAGATGGCTCTGGTGCAGGCTCAGTTGCAGGAATCCCAGGCTAAGGCAGCACGGGAGCAGGCAGAGGCTCAGAAGGCCGCTGTTGAAGCTCAAGTTACGCCGCAACTGGCTCAAGCCAAGCTCATCGCTGCCCTGTCTAACAACCTTAATGAGAACGACGAGTCTGCTGACTTTGCCCGTCGGGTGAAATTAGCCGAGATTGCGCTCAAAGAGAAGGACATTGACAGCAACGAACGCATTGCTTTAGCACAAATGTCAAGAAAACAGTAAAAAGTACTTGACAAAAGTGTAAAAGTTTGGTATAATATACTATTATGAACTTTATAGGACTCCTTCATGGAACAATCCTTACAACAGTATTACGAGAATCAGTTTACTCTCTTCATCCAACCCGGATGGACTGACTTAGTAGAAGACTTGCAACGATTAAAAGATAGCATCAACGATTTATCACTGGTAACGGACACACAAGACCTTTACTTCCGGAAAGGCCAGTTGGACATTCTTGAACTAATCTTACGACGCAAGCAAACCTGCGAGGAAGTCTTTAAGCAGTTGGAGGAAGAAGAATGAAACGAATGTTTGAATTCGTCTGTGAAAACGGGCACTCGTTTGAGAAACTGATTGACGATGGTATCCGTAGCGTGAAGTGCATCCACTGTGACACTACCGCTACTCGCGTTGTTTCTGCCCCTCGCGTGAACCTAGAAGGCATTACCGGGGCTTTCCCTGGTGCTTACAGCCGATGGGAGCGTGTGAGGGTGGAGAAACAGCAACAAGAACGCAAGAAGGCCGCCTCTCACGGCGAATAACCCGCTTGCATTAGATTATCCTAGAACCCGTATGGGCAGGAAAGGTTAGGTATGGCTCTTATTGAAAATGAAGACATGTCTCAGCAAAGCGAATTAGAGGCAGTTGAACAACAGCAGGCTCAAGCAGCCGCTGCACCAGAAGCTCCCAAGATTCCCGATAAGTACAAGGGTAAGAGTCTTGAGGAGATTGTGACGATGCACCAAGAGGCTGAAAAGCTCATTGGTCGTCAGGCACAGGAGGTTGGTGAGGTTCGACGATTAGCTGATGAGCTACTGAAGCAACAACTCTCTCAGAAGAAAGAGAAGCCTCCAGAAGTAGAAAACGAATTAGACTTTTTTGAAGACCCCAAGTTAGCCGTTCAAAAGGCTGTAGCAAGTCATCCTGATGTTTTAGCTGCCAAGCAAGCTGCTACGCAAATGCGTCAATTACAGACGCAAGCAGCACTGGCTAAGAAGCATCCGGACTTTGCTAATGTGGTTCAAGACCCTGAGTTTGCAGCGTGGGTTAAATCTTCTCCGATGCGCGTGAACATGTACGCACTGGCTGATGCACAGTACGACTTTAACGCTGCTGATGAGTTGATTTCTACCTTCAAGGCTATCAAAGGCACTCGTACTAACGAAGCGGTTACGGCTGCTAAGGAAGTTCGACAGACCGAGATGAAAGCCGCTGCTGTGGATGTAAGTGGAACCGGGGAGTCTTCTAAGAAAGTTTATCGCCGTGCCGACCTTATCCGGCTACGCATGACAGACCCTGCCCGTTACGAAGCCTTACAACCTGAAATCATGGCTGCGTACTCTGAAGGGCGGGTTAAATAAATAACTTGTTTTAGGAGAATCAAATGCCTTTAGGTACTAATAACGTTACCGTTACCACCGCTGCTACCTTCATTCCGGAGGTATGGAGTGATGAGATCGTTGCTGCTTACAAGAAGTCTCTTGTTGCCGCTAACCTCATCAAGAAGATGAACTTCAAGGGCAAGAAGGGTGACACCGTTCACATTCCCGCCCCCACCCGTGGTGATGCTTCGGCCAAGGCCGCTGGCAGCCAAGTGACCCTGATCGCCGCTACCGAAGGCGAGAAGACGGTTGCTATCGACCAACACTGGGAATACTCGCGTCTGATCGAAGACATCGTGGAAGCCCAAGCCCTGTCGTCGCTGCGTCAGTTCTACACGGACGATGCTGGCTACGCTCTGGGCCGTCAAGTGGACACGACCCTGATCCGTCTGGGCCGCAAGGTTCAAGGCGGTGGCGGTACGGCTGCTTACAGCGGTGCTTTCTCTGGTGCTGACGGCACGACGGCTTACAACGCCGGTGCTAACACGGGTTCTGGCGCTCTGACCGACGCCGCTATCCGTCGTTCGATCCAGCGTCTTGACGACCAGGATGTGCCGATGGACGGTCGTTTCCTGATCGTTCCCCCGTCTACCCGTAACACCCTGATGGGCATTGCTCGTTTCACCGAGCAGGCTTTCGTGGGCGAGCAAGGCGGTAACAACACCATCCGTAACGGCGAAATCGGCAACGTGTACGGCATCCCCGTGTTCGTGACCTCTAATGCTGACACGACCTCTGGCTCTACGGCTACCCGGATCTGCTTGCTGGCTCACAAGGACTTCGCTGTTCTGGTTGAGCAGATGGGTGTTCGTACCCAGACCCAGTACAAGCAAGAGTACCTCGGTACGCTGTTCACGGCTGACGTTCTGTTTGGCTGCGACGAACTGCGCGACGGCGCTGCTGTTGCTCTGGCTGTTCCGGCCTAAGTAAACAACTAGGGAGGACTCCTACGGGGGTCTTCCCTTTTTGTCATTGGAGAATTGAATGAAATTCATGTGCAAATATTCCGGTTCTATCTATTCGTTTGAGTTTGAGCACGACATCAAGGCAATGCTGACGCATCCTGACTATGTTAAAGTAGACGAAGAAGAAGTCAAAGAAGAAGAATCTGCGCCTAAGCGTGGTCGTCCTGCTAAGAAAGACGAAGAATGAGACAAGTATCCGTAGGTAACAACCTAACAGCCGCGACAAAGACCACTGTTTACACTGTTCCTACGGGTTATTATGCTCTGTGGAACTTGTGTTATATAGTGAACCACACGGGCAACAACAAAACCATTGATGTGTTCTGGTACGACAAGAGCACCAATGTAGAGATTAAAGTATTAGACGGTTACCTTCTAAGCCCAACACAGTTCCTTAAGTTTAACGAAGGTGCTTATATTGTCTTAGAAGAAGGCGATGAAATTAGAGTAGAGTCGGAATCAGCCTCAAGCATGAGCACGATCAACACTTTTGAAGTCATAAGGAAAGCATAATGGCAACTCGTTTAATGACTGAAGACGAATTAGAATTTAACGCCGATTCTTTGTTTCCTTTTGGCGAAAGCACACAATCTTTAGTTCCACAGGCTGTGCTGTTTGGTGACTCAATGAGTGAGTATGTTGGATATAATCCAGACGGAACACCAGATACTAAGTACGGAAGTTCAGTCGCTGATGTAATTGCAAACAACCTCGGGATTCAGGTTCAGAACCTTGCGACTGGCGGAGAAACATCTAACGAGGCTCTTGCTGGTGGCGCTAAGTTTGGTGCTTTCCAGTCTTACATCGAACAAAACAGGCCGCAGTACGCAATTATCCGTTACGGCGCTGCTGATGCTATTAAAAATCAAGACCCGGCCATCACCTTGCAAAGTGTTCAGCAGATGGTGGACATTGCTAGGGCGAACGGCGTAACACCGATTATTGTGGGCGTGTCTGAGTTGTATGGCGCTCAGAACTCCAAAACTGGAAATATTGCTGGATACATTGATCCTGCCGCAGAACAGCGCGCAAACCAGATTAATGACGGACTAAGACAACTGGCAGAGTCTAACGGCCTTTCTTTTACTGATGTTCGTCAAGCAACCTCTGCTGGCACTGGTGATCTTCTGGACGGGGTTCACACTAACGCAGACTTCGGCAAGAAGATGGCAGATGCTATCTCTGAGGACATTGCTGCTAAGAATGTGATTGCAGAGGCTCGTGTTCCACAGCTTCCTCCGAATGTTGATTCGCTGTCAAACGAAGAGAAGGGTCGGCTATACAACGATTTTATCTCTCAAGGCTACACAGACGCACAGATTCGCACCGCTGCTAGGGCAGAGAGCGACCAGGACTGGAATGCTCTAAAGAGGATTGCTGCGGATGTAAGAAACACAACTCCGGCAGCTATTGAGCAACAAGCCACTATGCAGACACCACAAGGTGCTGCAATCATAAGTGAGCCGATGCCCCAAGCAAACAGGCTTGATCTGCAATCGCTAGTTACGCCTGAAGATGCTGCAAACATTAGGTCTGCGTACGAAATCGGGGCAGCGTATCCGATTGTTAGAGGTAATGAGGTTTACAGCTTCAATCCTGACGGGTCGATTGAATATACCCGCATGAATCCTGGTGGGATTGGCGCGACTCTCGGCCTGTATTCCGCGACAGGGGAAGAGATCGTTCCCCAATACTACAACGCCGACTTCGGCAAAACATCTAACGCAACTCGACTGCTTCAGGCTGGATTAGCTGCTGGCATTGGGGGCATTCTTGGCCCTGCTGGTGCTGGTCTTTTGAGTGCGCCTGTTGCGGCTGCTACCGGGGCGGGACTTACTTCTTATGGAGTTACAGGCGATCTAGAGTCTGCGCTAAAGTCGGCTGCTCTTGGTGGCTTGACCGCTTTTGGTATAGAAACCTTATTCCCAACTGCCGCGCAGACCGCTGCGAATACTGCTGTTGATCTTGCTGGTGCTGGAGCCTCTCAAGCTAATATTGTGAACGCTCTGGTTGAGCAGGGTGTCGGGGCTGTTACTGCATCACAGATCGCTGGCGATGCATTGGCTGGTGCTACGGCAAGACAGATTGCAACTGATTTCGCTGGCATCTCTGTCGGTGGAGCTGGCGCGGCTTCTTCTGGTCTTCCTAATATGGTTACGATCACAGGTGGGGCCAACCCTGCCAGTCTGTTAGCGACTGCCGCCCCTTCTGCGGCTGGTGCTATTTCTGGAGGTTTGTTGGGATCGGCTGCTCAATCGACCTCACCGAACCTTCTTTCGGACACTCAAAGCGTTACGGTTCAAGGAGCAACCACTCCGGCGCAGGTGCAAGCAACAGCCCCGGCTGCCGCGATTGGGGCAGGACTAACCCCAAGCCAAACGGTTCAGGTACAAACCACCACGGCCCCGGCTCAATCTGATGTAACAGCTCCTGCTGCGGTTGTCGGTGCAATCACGCCATCTCAAGCCGTTCAAGCACAGGCTCCTGCTCAACAGGTTCAAGTACAGACTACTACCGCTGCACAAGACATTACAGCAGACATAGCCAGTGCTGTGTTGTCTAGTCTTGTTGGACAACCCGTTAGCGTTGCAGGTGCTACGCAGCAAGTACAAGTAACTGGACAAGCTCCTGTTCAACAGGTTGCTCCAGAAGTTGCTGCTGCTTTGATTTCAGCAGCTACTGGACA